ACGGAGCAGGCGGGGCAACAGGAGCAAACACCTACACACTAACAGGTTGCATGTTCACTGACATGGCCGTAGAAGGCATTGAAGCAGGTGCTGAGGGAGCGTTGATGATTAACGCATCCTTTGAAGGCTTAGACTGGTCGAGAGACGCTTGAGGCGATTTAGCATGGCAAGGAATAACAATTTTTCAGCAACATTCTCGCAAGAAGCGGGCGACGGAGCAAGCGGATTCTCTGAATCGAGTGGTACAAAATCATTCACATCAGGAGACGCTGTCAAAATCGAAGGAAGCGTTGGCCTCGCCGCAGTCCAATACAGCACAGCGTCCTTCGGGTTCGCACAGGCTGACGGTATTTACTTTGAGAACCGTGACTCGACTAACTTCATCACACTCACACTACAAACAGGAGCGGCGGCTGACTTCGCCGCTCTGAACATTGCACCTAACGGCGTATTCTGTATTCGATTTGATGCAAGTCAAGCCGCTATCACACACATCTCTGTTCTCGCTGACACAGCGATATGCAATTTTGTCATGTGCCTTGCGGAGTGATGAAAATGACACGAACCAATCTCCCTTTGCTACAACAAATGTGCAAAACGGCGGGCAAAATCGTTCCTACGGAATGGCCCGACGGCTTGCTTGGTATCGGCTTCGATATGCGAGCGTGGGTGGAGACTCAGGAGACTCTCCCAAAAAAGGCAGGAAAAACAAAACCCAAGACCGTCAAACCTGAGACGGACGAATAAATCTCGTTGGAGGCACACACATGACATGGTTAGACACAGCAATAGAGCAAGCAGGCAGTCCCGTATTGGTCGATATAAGCGACTTGGGACTCGGACAGGACGCAATCGAGGTTATGCCTCTCAGTGCAGGGGAATATCAAGTTCTCAAATCGCACCCTGAGATGCGTAACTTGACTGACCCCGACGACAAACAAGAGCGTCTCGGTCTTCTCATGGTCTGTGAGATGATGCAAAAGTGCGACAAAGAAGTCACATGGGGCAAATTGAAGCAGTTACCTCTACAAACACTCGCCGCACTATCCAACAAAATAACCCTCGCTTTGGGTACGACTCAAGGCGGTGGAGTGTTGGGGGAATAGTAGCCCTCGCCGAAACAGACGAGGGGCAATTTCTGATTCACCTTATGGAGGCTCACTCCATGACACCCGCTGAATGGCGGGACTTAGAACTCCGTGACCGTGTTTTCCTCATGTCAGCGCACGCTGAGAAGAACCGTAGGCATAATAACCAAGTGGAGCAATCACAGCGTAGTGCAAAGCACTCGCAATTGAAGAGGAGGTGAGAATAAACAATGTCGTTCGCTATGGGAGGGGGAATCACCGAAGTATTGGTGGAGATAGGAGCGGACACCAAAGGCTTCAAGAAAGGCATGACGGAGGTCTCACAGGCGTCGTATGCGGCAGGTGGAGCATTCTCTCGGTTCGGTACTATCGCTCGTTCATTCCTATCCCCTACTGCGGCGGGATTGTCAGCAATCGCTCTCTCGGCAAAGAGCATGGGGACATTCATCAAACAGTCATCGGAACTGTACCTTGAGTACAACGATGTGCTCTCACGGACAGGTGCTATTCTCGGTGTCACTGCGGGCGAGATGTCTGACCTTGATACGGAGATTAAGAAAGTCGGTGCATCGACCCGTTTCACAGCAACACAGGTCGGCGAAGCGGCCAATCTCCTCGCTATCGCAGGTGTCAAAGCGGACGAGATGATTTCAGATAAGGCGTTGGAGAACCTCGTCAAGTTCGCTATCGCAGGTGGAGTCGATATTCAAACGGCCACGAGCATAGGTATCGCAGGCGTTAAGGCGTTCGGGATGGAGATGAGCGACCTTGAGCATGTGTCCGATGTACTGACACGAACATTCACCCGCTCAAATGTAGATATTGTCTCCCTCGGAGAGGGTCTCAAGTTCGCCGCTCCTGTCGCTCACAGCGCAGGTATCGCCATCGAGGAGACTGCGGCGGCTGTGGGTGCTCTTGGTAACGCAGGTCTTCGTGGCACTGTTGCAGGTACGGGTCTCCGTATGTCGATTAACAAATTGTTGAAACCAACATTTGACTCTCAGAAAGCAATTAACGATTTGGGATTGACGGTGCAGGTACTGTCGCCTGCGGGTGAAGCGGCGAAGGCATCGTTGATGTCGGTCACGAGTCAGTTAGACAGAACCAAGAAGCAAACCTCGTCCTTATCGGATGAGATAAGAGCACTCAATGGTCAATTGACTGACCTGAGCATCCAACAACAAACGAACTCTTTGGCTATCGAGCAAATTAGGCAACGAGCCGCAAGACAAAGTCGAGACCTGACACAGACTGAGATTAAGCAAATCGAAAGACTTCAAGAGGCGAACAATTCACTTCGCATTGATGAAATGTCACTGGACTTGGAGCGTGCTAAATCACAGCGCAGTCTAACGAACCTAACACTCAAAGAGAAGGAATTAGACGCTGAGTCAAGGACTCTCATGAAGACCGTTGAGCAACAGGCCACTGGCCTAACGAGCCTCGGTGATGTACTCGACCAATTGGCTTCGTCGGGTGCAACCACTACACAGGTATTGGAGATATTCGGTGTTCGTGGTGGAACAGCCATCTCGTCTCTGCTGACTCAACGAGACGCATTCCACGCACTCGTCAAGGAGAACGAAAACGCACAGGGAGCAACGAGACAGTTCACGGAGAGCATTCAAGGTCAAGACGGCGCACTCGGCTCTGCAAAGGAGTCATTTTTCCTCTTCACTTCTGTTATCCAAGAAGCCATGTTGGCTGTCGGACAACCGTTCATTGATATGTTGGCTGAAATCTCGGCTCAGTTCAAGGATGAGATTGCTGAGGCTATCAAAGAAAATATCCCCCTGTTCAAGGGATTGGCGTTTCAAATCGGTAACACGCTCCAACAGTTAATTCCTATCGTTCTCGATGCACTGCCCGCATTCATCATGGCGTTGAAGTTCATTGTCCCTCTCGTCGGGTTATTGACAACGGCGTTTGCGATTCTGATGCAATTGCTCTCTCCATTCCTACAATTGTTGGGTGGCATTCTCACAGTCCTACAAGGCATTGGCAGTGCTTTTATGGCTATCATCACACTCGACTTTTCGCCGAAGACATGGAAGAACATTGGATTGGGTATAGTCGGAGGTTTGAAGGATACAATCGTCGGAGCGGCAGGCTCGGCCCTCACTCTCTTGGGTGGCGGTGCAGGTGGTGTCGTTGGCAAGAGTCTGTTCAAGTCGGCTACTGGAAAAATAGCAGGCGGTGGTGTTGGATTCGCCGCAGGTCGAGTCGCAGGTGGAGACCTCGCAGGTGAGGGGTCTAACCTTGCCGATATGGGCGTTCAGAAGGCGTTTGCCGCAGGTGGTATCGTAACTGGCCCAACCGTGTCTCTGATTGGCGAGGACGGCCCTGAAGCCGTAGTCCCTCTCAGTGCAGGCAAGAGCGGTCGTAGAAACGCCGTCATGAACGAAGCAGGTCTCAGTGGTGGAGGTACGAACATCTCGATAGGCAATATCGTCATAAACGGTGACGCCCGACTTACGGCTACGCAGGTGCGACAGATGATACACACTGAGTTACCTTCGGCGATTAAGAAATCGTTATTCAGAGGCTATCGGGGGGTTATTTGAATGGCTAAGTTCGAGAAGAAGCCACTTCACCCGTTCAGTCGTGTGAAAAGTGACCTCGCCGAGTTACAACGGTGGTGGCCCATTCACATCAAAGACGACGGTGTTCTTGGTATCTCAATCGACCCCGTGCTCTATCGAAGCCGATTCTCCTCCAATACTGAAACGAGTGATGATGAGTCAGTGCAAGCAGGTATAAGAGTCGAAGCAATCGACGACGATGGAACTACTGTTTCAGGCATCGAGCCTACGATTGAGATTATCAATTCGGGAACGCTCAATGCAAAATGCAATATCAATCACGCTGATGGCACGAGAACGACCGTCCGCTTAGTCGCACCCACTAATGTCAAAGGAGGTGCAGGAGGCGACGACATGCTATACACAGACAACAACGGCGTTACACAGTATGGCAATAAGACTTCGTTCGTAGCCAACGGTGGTCATAAGCAGTACAGGGGCGGTCAGTATCCCATATTTATGACGGTTCAGGAATTGGCTGAGACCATTGACACCTATCGACACATCGGGGATAGTGACGACAGTCAAAAAGTGGCTTGGTTGCCTCAGAACAAATGGGACACTGTTCACTCATCACCCGCCGCAGTCGTCAGAAACCCACTCATCCAATTTGACCCTCGCAATCCCGTCGATGCAACATTGAATGTTGCCTTCCCAACAGTCTCACCATATCGAGCAACGGTCTTCATGCCTATGATGCTCGATAACAACCAATTCTCAAAAGACATCACGAACGGTCGAACTCTCTATGCGGCGGGCAATTCGGGATGGAACAGAAACGGAATATCACGCTACGACTCTGACCCCGAAGGAGAGGACTCAGCGACTATTATTTACAAAAAAGTCGGGACGAGTGGAGACCACTTGCAGGGATGGAATGAGGCAAGAGCACATGATATTGGGAACGCTTACGCACCCACCGTTTCAACAGATTTGCGGGCTATATGGACTTCTCAAGACTCATCCGACTGCCCTGCTCCAAAATACCGAATGGCAATGGCCCTTGCGGCGTTCCTCAAGGACGGCACATACAGCCTCAACAACGGAGTCATCATCCCCTATGTCTTTGATGCCGCACGCACCATAGGAGGGGCTAATACGGACACCCTCTACATGGAATGGGACGGTGGCAACGGAGTCGCCGCCGTTGATGCTACGAGTTACCTTGACAGGACACCTGCGGGGATATACCCGTACTTTGACTTCGTGCAAGGGCCAATCACACCGAGAGCACAGGGGTCAAATTGGACTCACGCTGTCTTAGCAGGCCACGAACCTGCTCAATCCGCTTTAGCAATGGAGTGTCCGCCCAACACCAAAAAGAACTCAGTGGACTGGATTGAGGTGCATACTGTCAGTCACACCATAACGGGTGGAACGCAAATGCAACGAATGATGTTTGTCGATGTGAATGCACCCCCAACATCAACCCCCGAACCACACGGAGCAACGCCGTTTGAAGTCGGAGATGCAGTGTATTTGTCGGGCATGGACGGTGTCTTGGGTTCAGAACAGAATATGTCATTGGAGTCGGGCAACATTTGGGGTTCTCGATATGACGGTCGCCGACCTGCCACACTCACTGAAAAAGACTGCAATGGATGGTGGATTGTTTCAAAGGTCGAACTCGATACACCAACAGCAGGCCACATCAGATACTCGTTCAATGTCAGGGATTCACTGTTGCCCGTAACAGGCGGGTACAACCCATCGGGAACGATTCAGATGGGTCGTTTAGGTGGCCCTGAGACTGCTCACGACACCACATTCTACATTCTCGGTGACGGTACTCCTAACGACCCTGCGGTACGAGCCGAACGACTTGAAGACATGTCAGGCTCAAGCATAACGAACTCCACTATCGGCGCAATGAATCCGTATATGTCCACTGCTGTCTTTCATGGAACAGGGGAACAGGCATCAGACCGCATTGGCACAGGCTTCCAAGTGGGCATGACTCAAGGTGACATGAATGTACCAATTGCTTCGTCAAGGAACTCTACTTCACCGTCGAGACCAACAATCGGAGAAGCGTCACAGATAACGAGCACAGGGGAATACATCGGAGATAGACCCGTACCTCGCTCGATAGCGATAGGAACGCTCGGTGTTCCCACTGCTGAGATGACACCCAACACACCGACTATTGCATCAACAGGAAACGGCTCTCTCCGCATCCCTGCACCAATCGGACACGACTTGGCTGTGCGATACGAGGCTACGGGCAAGGACGGTCACATACCCACTGATGCGTCGAACATTGGGTTCAATTTGTCTCACACCCTTTGGAGGGTTCGACAGGATGCGACAGAGGGTGGCCACAGTGACGCTAATTCAGGTGGCCCGTCTAAATGGGCATGGAGGGGTGTTTCAAGCCCTCTGTGGTCATTCATTGATGCTCAGACAGGAAGACACGCATGGGACTACATTAAGCCGTCAGGATGGGACTATGGGCGAAACAGGTGTTGGCCTGCTCACGAGAGAATGGGAACACGACTTTCCATGTCTCCATCACTCCTGCCTGATGCGACAGGTTGGACTGCGGGTTCGGGCAATTTAGTCGAGCCTGCACAGGAGACAACCAAAATCGGATTGTCCGAGATAGGATGCTCGCCTATTTTCCTCGATATGGAGATGACGGCGTTCATCCCCAAGCGCAACAACAGACTGACAATTATTGAGTTCGATATGAACGGTGCGGACGCCGATATGGGTCGTCATCACATGATTTATGAAACATCGGAACGGGACATGGGATTCGGATTCAAGCCCAAGTGGGATGGTGTCGGTGAAACAGGTGTGTGGTTCAACAACGAGTTCTCAGACATTGAAGGGACAACGGTCACTGACCCATCAGCCTTTGAGGGTTCGTTAGGGGACGCAATAGGACGAGTCATAGACTCAGGGTTTGCCACACCTGCCGCCGCAGGTTATGGTGCGGAGTGGGCGGGTTTCAGCCTTGACCCCGATGAGAAAGACCCGTATGCCACAGGCACATACACCCCATTCCCACCATACCCCTCTTCGTTTGTCGATAATAGGCCCGCAGTGTGGTTCTGTCCCTCGGCAACCCACTTCTCAGACACCGCTTTCCAATCCACTGAGGGCTTAGTATTGCCGTCCACAGCAGGATTCGGGAGCATGGGTACAGGGTTCGGTCAAGGGCCATTGTTCTCGTATGATGAAGGAATAAATACCGTTAGAACAGTGTTCACGACGGGTGGAATGACTTGCATATTCAACGGTGATACGATTGGCACTGACCCATCCGCCCAAGAACCAATTTGGGGCTTTCAAATCAAGGCATGTAACGCATTCGCTTTCCCCAACAGAGAGCCTATGTTCGCAGGTGCTCAACAGTTCATCAATTCAGTCGATGTTGGATTCCCCCAATACGCTCACCTCGACACAGAAGAGCCTATGATGCGGGTACAAGTCGATAACGACATTTACAACGATTATTCAGGAATTGACCCCGTCGATACTGCAACAGCACCGACGACCAAGCGAATGTTTGTCGATAACCCTACTTGGGCGACTATCGAGAACTTTTACCCTGCGACAGGTCTCGTCAGTCCACTACTCATTCAAGACTCAGGCAATCGCATGTGTCGTGCCG